AACTCAGGGAGCGTATCGCACAAGAGGCACGGGCGATGGCCGCTTCTCTTCAAGAAACTCAAGTAGGACCGGATACACGCGAAGCGGCAACACAGTTTGTTCAAGAAAATGTTGTTCAACCCGTTATGCAAACAAGACAAGACATTAACGTACCTAGTTTGGCTTCCGACGTAGCTGCTCAAGCTCAAACGGTTAGCCCACTACGTCAAATAGAAATAAATAAACTTATGACGGGACGGCCATAATGCAACTCTCCGACCACTTTACCTTGAGTGAGCTTACCAAGTCGTCTACGGCTGAACGATTGGGCATTGCCAATGAACCAGGGTCCACGGAAGTTGAAAACCTGATCATGGTCTGTGACCAGATACTGGAGCCTGTCAGGAATCATTACGGTATTGCCTTTGCTCCTAACTCTGGCTTTCGTTGTCTTGAGCTTAATCGAGCAATTGGTTCTTCTGACAAGTCACAGCACGTTACAGGACAGGCTGTAGACTTTGAGGTTCCGGGGATAGACAACAAGGACGTTGCTTTATGGGTCGTGGACAACTGTCAATTTGACCAGTTGATACTGGAGTTTTACAAGGAAGGTGAGCCATCTTCTGGCTGGGTGCATTGCAGTTATATAATAGACGGTGATAACAGAAAATCTGCTCGAGTGTTTGACGGCAAAACTTGGAGCGCGTTGTAAGATGGCAAACGTAGGTGACTTTGTTGGCGATATGGTAGGCACCGCAGTGGGTGGTGTTGGAAATGTTGTGGGAGATGTCGTAGGTAGTGTTGGTGACATAGCAACGGACCTTACAGGGCCTCAAGGTATAGCTGGTCTTGCACAAGATGTTTATAACAACACTGTGAATGACCCTGGAGCCATGATGGGTATAGCAAATGTTGCGGGTCGTGTCGGGGGTATCCCTGGATTAGCCGCTGTTGCCGGCCCTGCGTCTATAGCTCTTGGCTACATGGGCCAGGGTGAAAGAGACAAAACACTTGGCATCAACAACCCTACTGCTTTGGGACGACTTGCCAGATCATTGGTTCCAAGCATTGTTCAACGACCTGTTTTTGATTTGCTTGGTGTTACAGGAGATCATTCTTTTGACGGTTACGGCACAGCGGAAGCTGAAGAAGAAGGTGTAGCTGGAATAGATACGTCAGGAAATACAGCTGTTGGCGGTAGCGAATTTAGCATGGATGATCCTGATACCGATACCGACACAAGCACAAGCACCGATACAGGCGACATGCAAGACCCTGATGATATTGATTACGGTTACGACGAAGACGATGATTGGGCTGAAGGTGGTGCTGTTGGTTTTTCTAAAGGGGGGATTAAGTTTACCCCTGAAGAAAGTGACGAAAGATTAAAAAGACTTTATGGGGAGCGAGGATCTTTTGTAGAAAACCCTTTTTATACTGAAAAAATAACACCTGGAACTCGTAATGAAAGAACTAACATTTCTTTCAAGGGTATTCCTGTTGGGATAGAAGTTCTTCAAAATTATCGGCAAAGACAACTAACTAATTACCCTGCTGACGTAATGGAAAACAACAAGTTTAAACAACAAAAAATAATAGAAAGCACACGAAAAACTCTTAAAGGTACTTTCAAAATTGATGATGCTCGTGACTTTATGATAAAAAATCTTTTAAACCCAAACGAAATTAGAGCTTCCGTAACTAGATCTGAAGACGAAGTAACAAATGAGAATGCAGAAAAATTTAGGCGTGTTGCAAATAGTTTGGGATTAGGAACTACCCTTACACTTTTCCCTGATGATTTAAACGCGAGAGTAAATGCTGATTTCACAACGGGTCCTAATTATAGAAACTTTTCTGGAAACGTAGGTATTCCGTTATCCGATGACACAACGGTAAATGTCTGAGCACAACGAAATTTAATAGAAGGCGGTCAAGATTTTAACACGTATGAGGGTGGAGTTAATACAAAAGTTGGGGGAGGTATTCTAGGTCTTAATGTTAGAAAAAACCCCAGAGAAAACTACGTTGGTGCAACATTCAACATGCCGTTAAACTAACTACTTCGCTGAACCCCAGTTCTCACCTAACCCTACATCGACCTTGGACGGTATCGTCAATCCCGGAGCGCATGTCTCCATCACCTTCTTAATCTCTGTAACCTGTTCGTCGCTCTCTATCGAAAAGCACAGTTCGTCGTGTACGGTGAGCATGGGCCAATGACCACGGTCCATGCAGTCTTTCATGGCTTGCTTGGTCTGATCCGCTGCGGAGGCCTGTATGAGCCTGTTAAGGGCCTTGTAAACAAAAGCAACCTGATATCTTTCTGGATTCATGCTGGCCCAGTTCTTATCCCTCTCCTCAATAGGTGTATTCAAAACATCAACCCAACGCTCCTCAAGCTTATCTGCGTGGATAGGCTTTTTGTACTCCTTAGAATATCCTTTCAGTTCTCTCATTGGAAAACGACACTTGCGGCCTAGCAGTGTTCGGATCTCTGCACGCTTGGATGCTATGTCCATAACAGACGATGCAAGTCCTCGAATAAACGGAACCTTCTCGTCGTACTCGTTACGAAGTGTTTTAGCTTCTTTAAAGGGTATATCACCAAGGGTCTGGGCCAACTTACCAATGCCCATGCCATACATAATCCCAAGGTTAATTGTCTTAGCGTGGTTTCTCTCAACGCCGGCCATGTCAGCAACCAATTGATGAAAGTCCAGATCGTCCTTCTGGTACAGGTCTACGATCTCTTTAACTCTCTCGTTATCTCTGGTCGCAGGTGTAAGGGATGCGTAATGCATCAACCATCGTGGTTCCTGTGCGCTGTAGTCGAAGCTTCCCCACCGACAGCCTTCTTCAGGAACAAACAGTCCCCTAATGAGGGATTTTATTTCTGGGTGCCTAGAGGGAACTTGCTGCAAATTCGGATTGCTGGAGGAAAATCTGCCCGACACAGTTCCACCTTCATCTGAGCGCAACTGGTTAAACTGACAATGGATACGGCCATTGTACTGATGATTAAGGATTGTATCAACAAAGGTCGTGTTAGCTTTGTTATACTCACGAACTTCCAAGATTTTACGAGCAATAGGATGATCATGTGATTTTAAAAAATGTTTTGTAAAGCTAGGCGCATCTGACTTAGCCGTTCTCTGGTAACTTAACCCCAGATTATCAAAAACCATAGCTAAACTTTTAGCGTTCCAAGGCTCCAGGTGTATATCTGAGTCATCTTTTATTTCTTTAAGAAGTTTCTTTTCCTTACCCTCAAGAAAAGTCTTGGTCTGTTCTGCCTTGTCAACGTCAACCTTTACACCACGCCTTCTCATCTCGAAGATCATGGGAAGAAGAGACAACTCAACGTCCAATATCCTCTCGCAGTCATCCTCTATAAGTTTCTTGTGAAGAACGTGCCACAAACGCAAAGTCAACGAGGCGTCCATCTCTGCGTATTCTGCAACCCTTCCGGCTGGCAACTTCCACATCTCTGCCTTGGCATCAACACCGTGTTGGTGAGCCGCTCTTCTTAGTTCATCTTCAGCTTTCCGCTGACCAAGGTACGTGGCCCCTAGTGCATTAAGAGAATAACTAAACCTGTTCTCGTCCAGCAGGGGTGCAGCAATCATTGTATCGAGTATTGTTCCCTTGACCTCAATACCCTCTGTAAGTAGCCACCCTAAGTCATACTGTGCATTATGAAAAACCACGGACATGCCGTGGTTTAATTGGTCTTGAAGCCATCTGAGCACAAGATCTTTTGCCATATTACCCCCGCCCTCATGTGCGATTGGCAAATAAGCACTCCACTCAGAAGCGGCAACAGCAATTCCTATAAGGTTGCCGTCTTTCCTAGACCACCCTGGCCCCAAGTTTATTAGGTTTGGATCTCTTGTCTCAACGTCAACAGCAATAATTTTCTCCCCAGAAAGATCGGGAAGGTGCTCCGGCGGAAACCATACTTTGTCGTCAAAGAGATCTTCACGCATTCTTTTCTTCTGTTATTGCCGCCCATAGAGCCGTGTAAGCTGTAGCGTCCACCCCATCGTCAGGATTAAAGCTGCCTAGTTCGTTACGAACCAGTTTAAGGAAAACCATACACATAGCAACCTGCTCTGGTTTAACTTCTGTCTTTAAATACGTTGACCAGAGATCTGCTACCCTCTCGTGTAGTAATACATAATCACCATGCTGTTTAGCTCTTTCTCCACCAACAAGGCTTGCCGCCTTGTGTAATATCTCAGAAGGACTCATAAAGTGTAACTCCGGTTGGTTTGAGGCAGCATGATGTGCAAAGCCTTTTTGGTTCTTGTTACCGCAACATAGTATACCCGATGCTCTGTTGCAGGATTGTGTAAGTATTCTTTGTGTGCCGCATAGGATAAATCAGGCACCACTAATACATTATCAGCTTCTCCGCCTTTCATTGAATGAATTGTACTTATCTTTATTCTAGGGCTTTTAACATTGTCTTTTCTTTTCAAAGCATTAAGCACGTAGTTCTTTGTGTCAAGATCAATTTTATTTAACGCTCGATGCCACCTGATAGAACCGTCAACCAGTAGTCCCAGCTTGTCCTTTGCTTCGGACATGCTTATCAAGGCGTCAGAATCCAACCCCAACAGGGCGGAGGATCGCGGTCCATGGCCCCTTGAGTATCCTTCTCCAACCGCCATAAAAGTATAAATGTTTCTTAACTTATCTGGTGTGATCGCTACACCCTTGCACCAATCTTCCCAAGACTGAATAGCCTCATAAGTCTTAGCAGGAATGCTGGGGTGGCCGTTGCGACTGTACACCCAACCTTCTTCCCTGAGAGCATGAGCATACTGTGACGCAATACGATTAGTGCGAGCCATCAAGCACCACTCGCCTTCATGTAAAGGAACGTCCCAAATGTTTTGGTGATACTGAACGATGCCCTCTTCATCACGGGGGCGCCATATCTTGGGTGCTCGACCCACTATACGGTTGACAATGTTTTGAGCTTCTCGCCAAGTTGATTTAGGCACCCTGTACGACTGACTTAAAAC